GATGTCTCTTGCTAGAAGTTCTTATGCAGATGCAAGTACATATGATGTGCCTTATGCAACAGAATATAACTCAACTGCTATACCAACAATTTCAAATTTAAGTGGAGCAACAAATACTTTTGGATCATCTACTTATTATGCACATGAAGTAGGTAATAATGAAGTAGCATTAAGTGGAGCAGAAACTGCAATACCTGCTTATATACAATCAGGAGATTTTGATTTACCTACAGAAGGAGACGGAGAATATATGTTAAGAGTAAGTAGGTTTTTACCTGATTTTAAAAATTTACAAGGAAATGCAATAGTAACTATATTCTTAAAAAATTTTCCTATTGACTCTGGAACTTCTTCACAATTAGGACCTTTTACTATAAACTCTACAACAGATAAAATTGATACAAGAGCTAGGGGACGATTGGCAAATTTAAAAATACAAAACACAGCAGTAGATGAAACATGGAGATTTGGAACTTTCAGAGCTGATGTAAACCCAGATGGTAGAAGATAATGGAACCCGATTTATTAGTACCAGGTGAACAATTACAACCTTCAGGTATAGCTCCTTTAGTAGATGAAGGTATGAATTTACCAGACTTTAAAACAATAGGTGGAAACGTACTAAAAAATATTGCCTTGAATAAAATAGGTGAAAAAATTGGATTAGAATCTTTAGGATCAACTATGTTAGGAACTTCAATAAATCCTTTAATTGGTATTACCGCATTAACAGGTAGATCAGGATTAATATCAAATTATTTACAAAACAAAAGAATACAAAAACAAATAATATCAGATCAACGTAGAAATCAAATTCAACAAATTCAACAAAGATTAGATAATCAAGGTTCTTCTACAGGGGATAGAGGAAGAGGAGATAGACCTGGTGGAGCAAACCAAAGTACACCGAGTACTTCATCTCAAAGTAGGTTTGATTCTTCTGAGAGAGGAGCAGCATTACATGGCTAAGATAAACGTATATGTACCTGAACCTCCTAAAGAATATACTGAAGAAGGATTTAGACAAATTAACCAAGCTTTAGCTACTGTTGAAAACCAATTAAATACTTCTTATCAACAGGACTTGAAAAACGAGCAAGATTCATTTAATTACTTTATGCAATGACAATTAGATATAAAAGTGCAACATTCGATTTAACAACAACAAACGTTACTCCTATATTAACGTGTCCTAGTGATGCAACAATTATAGTTAAAAGTTTACAAGCTGTTCACGATACTGCTAGTAATGTAGACACTCATGCAATAGTGACTAAATCAGGAGGTTCAGCTGTTAAAATTTCATACGAGGAATTAAATAAAGCAACTGTAAATATGGTTAAGAGTTCTTTGAATTTAGAAGCTAGTGATGTTTTATCTATGCAGGCAGGGTCAGCAAATGAAATAACTGGTATTGTAAGTTATGCGCTTATAGATAGATCGCAAGAAAATGGCTAGAAAATTTAAAGATTTTGTAGAAAGAGATAAGCCTAGGAAAAGACCTAGAAGACATGCGAAGAGCCCCAATAAAAAAAAGAAGTTGCAACACAATAAAAAATACAATAGACAAGGACGTAGACAAAAATGAGTGATATAATTAAAATACCTGCAGAAGCAAAAGAAATAGTAAAACATAAAAGAACAGGTAAAGTATATGATAACAAAGCTCATTTTGATGCTGATGTTGCTGATCCCAATACTGATACTACTGTGGATGACTTTAGACAAGACCTTGAAATTAAGGTTACTAAGGTTACTATGGGGGCTGCCACAAAAAAATAATGCAACCTCGAGGAGCAACAGAAATCCAAATGGAGATGCTCCATAAGCATGTTTCCAAAGAATTATTAGATCAAGTACAAATTTGCACATCAATACCAGGTAAAGTACCAATAGACCCAGATAAACTTAATATTCTCTGGCAAAAAAATTCTTGGGATCAACCTAACCTACAAAAATTTTTTAAAGATAAAGAAAGATACAAAGAGTATGATTGGTATGTATTCAATAGTCATTGGAACTATGAAAAATTTAGATATGCTTTTGATATCCCAACAGAAAAATCTGTAGTAATAAAAAATGGTATAGATACTTTTCCAATAAGGAAGAAATACAAACGAGGAAGTCCTATAAAATTAATACATCATTGCACGCCTTGGAGAGGTTTAAATGTATTATTACGTGCTATGCAAGAGATTGAAAACCCTAATATAAAATTAGATGTTTATAGTTCATGTAAAGTTTACGGATCTGAATTTGAAAAGAACACTGAAAAAGATTTTGAAGCACTATATGAACAAGCTAGAAAATTAACCAATGTAAACTACATTGGTTATAAACCAAATGAATATATTAGAGAGGTTATGCCTAGCTACGATATGTTTGTATATCCATCTATATTTGAAGAAACATCATGTGCATCAGCACTTGAAGCATTAGCTTCTGGTGTACATGTTATTACCAATAACTTTGGAGCTTTGTATGAAACATGTGCAGAGTGGCCTGTATACATTAATTACTCAACAAATTATGAACAAATGGCACAAGATACTGCAGGAGCAATTAATATAGCTGCTGATTATTTACACGAGGATTTCATGCAAGACCACCTGGAGGAACAACAAAAGTTTTATAAAAGATTTTATAATTGGCAAAAAAAGGGTATGGAGTGGACAAACTTTCTGAAAGGAGCTTTGAATGAAAGAAACAATAAATGAGGATACTTACCAAACACTAAAAGAAGTTGAGGTAACCCCATACGAAAAAGCCACTCTTCCTATGTGGAAACCGGACACCGGACAAAAAGAAACAAAGAAAGTAGTTAAATCAAAATATAGTATAATGATTTGTACGCCTTGTCATAGTGATGTGACTATGCATTACACACAAGCTCTTTTAGAATTACAACAACTTTGTATTAAAAAAGGAATTAAAATTACATTTACTTTATTAAAATCATCTTTGGTAACACAAGGAAGAAATTTATGTACTTCAGCTTTTTTAGAATCTAGTTGTACACACATGTTATTTGTAGATTCAGACATATATTTTAGAGCAGACTCTATTATAAAAATGCTAGACCTGGATAAAGAATTAATCTCTATTCCTTATCCTCTTAAAACAATGATGTGGGATAAGCTTTATAAAAAATGGAATGATGGTGAAGTTAAAAACCCTGGAGATATACACAGATGGTTAAATACTTACCCTATGAAAGTAGAAAACCCTGAGAATATAAAACTAGATAACGGTGTTATGGAGGTTACACATAGTCCTACAGGATGTATGATGATTAACAGAAGCGTGTTTGACAAGATGATAGAAAAATATCCAGATAAAAACATAGTTCAAAAGACAGTAATAAATGGTGAGTATGTAGATAGACCTAATCTATGGAACTTTTTTGATTGTATACATGACCCTGAAACTAAGACTTATATGGGTGAAGATTTCTCATTCTGTAAGCTATGGAAAGACATTGGTGGTAAATGCTACGTTTATGTCAATGACCCTATTATACATGTGGGAGAACACCAATACGAAGGTTGTTTTCTCGATGAGTTGAAACTCGCTAAGTAAAATGGTATTATTTCATACTTAAGATCTTAAAAGGAGAATTTAATAAATGCTACAGTTTTTACCTTACGCAATGGCCGCTTACGGTGGTTACAAAGGATACAAAGGAGCAAAAGATTCAGGAGCATCAGGACTAGGAAGAATACTAGGTGGTATAACAGGAGCATATACTGGTTATACTTTAGGTTCTACAGGTATGAGTATGTTTCCAGGATCAGCGGCAACTAAAGCATTTGCAGCAAGTCAACCAGCTTTCTTAGCTAATATGCCTGGAGCTTACAATCCACAAAAACCTGTAAGTGTTTCTGGATTTGGTGAGGATGTGGCTAGAGGGTCTTACTCTGATCAATTAATAGCAGCACAAAATCAAAACAGAACTGGCGGAAGTATTTTAGATATTTTAAAAGATAAAGAAACTGGTAAATACGATCCATTTAAAACTTCAGCTGCAATAGCTGCAACAACTTACGGATTAGGTGCTTTCGATAACCAACCTACAGATATTTATATGCCTGGCTACTATATGAATTATTTAAATATGAGAGATCAAA